CCTTACAGCAGGATGGTTCTGGTCTACTCACAACTGCAATCCACCAGCGGATGCCCTTGATTTCGTTAAAGTCACCAAGATAATCAATGGTGGAACTATTGGTCTAGCAGACAGAGAGAAGCACGTTAGAGAGGCTTTAGCAGTCTTGGCCTAGTCTTTATCCCAACTTATGTATAGGATGGCTAGGATGACTCCTACGCCTATACAAGCGCCAAGGAATAGTAGGGCAAACAAGGTCAAGATGCTTTCAATCATTATTGTCCCCTTGCTCGGATTGCTACAGAGCAAGCAACAGCATCTGCATCATATCCCTCTTCAATCCATAGTACATCACACACCTTTGCACACGCCTCACGCTCTTGCAAAACATCCCAATGACGCTGGCAAATAATGTTCTCAAGGTCTGCAATTTTCTTTTGATAGCGTAGTGCTACCAGTTTGGCAAAGGCTACAAAGTTCTTTTCAACATCAGGCCACGCAACACTAAAGCCACAACGTCTAGCCATCTCAATGATTTCATCTTTTGTCATTTGACCTTACTCCTAATCAAGTCCTCCAAGCACTTGAATAGCGTAAACACGGCACTCAAAAAAGCAGGGGCAATCATTCCTGCCACAAATATCAATACTTCACTCATTGTTTAACCTTCAAAATTCGTTGTTGTTTGCCTGACATTCCTGCCCGTGTCAGACCCGTATCCTCAATATAACCCTTTTCTAGCAATCCCTTAAACCTTGCTGTGACGCTTGAATAAGGCTTGTTTGGCAACTTAGCCAACACCTCATCTTGGATACAGCCATTAGGGAATGTGGCAATAGTCTCATATACCAGTTGCTCTAAGTTAGTCGTGTTGACCAACAATGCCGCTTGTTTGCTTGTGGGTGGCGAGTCTTTTCTTGCCAACTTAAATGCTGGTGAACCAAAAAACTTCTCTACTTCACCACCGAACCATGTTTTGTCTAATAAACTCATTTATGAACTCCTGTTAATTAAGTTAGTGGGTACTTACTTACGCTTTCCCCGTTTTGATTAGAAGGGAATGTCAGAATCTTCTAGGTTTTTAGACATTGGTTTGCTTGCTGGTGGCTGTGCATCCTTTGGAGATACTGCCAAACCCATAAACTTGCCAGACTTGCCTTCTTTAATCCAAGCAGATAGCCAGTATTCTGTGCCATCAACCATGATCGAACCTTTGTAGTCAGGATGTTTCTCCTGTTCCTTCTTGTCGTTCTTAAAAAGAACACCTGAGTTATCTCGTTTCTGTTCCATATTAACCTTTCAAAGCATTTAACTTATTAACTTTGTCATCCACTTCCTTAAGGAACTGAATAACCTCTCCTTCTAGTTCAGCAATGTACTTATCATCTCTGGGTACACGTTTGATGAACAACTGAAGTTCTTTTGGCATCCGTGGGTCAAAACTCACGAAATCACACCAATAACGTCCTGTGCAAGCCAATTGCCATTGCATCTGATCGTAGTATTTCTTGGCTATTTCCTCACCTAATAAGGTAGAAATATGTTGGGCTGTGCCAGGGCATTTGATTTCCAGACACCCTAATGATCCATTATTTATATCCACCAAAAGCCCATCAGGAGAGGCGGCAGACATAGGAATTGTTGGATGGTCAATAGCACCTACCTCGTCCACCAAAACTCCTGTTTTAGCCTCATAAGCCGCCCTAGCAAACGGCTCGTTAGTTGTTCCCCATTCCATAGCGGCATTTGTGTAGGACTCTGCGACTTGGTTAGTCATTCTTTCAACAACCAACTGTGCCATGTAGTTAGCACGACTTGTTGAATAACCTGACTTTGTTTTAGCAACGATGTCAGAGATGCGTGATGCAGTAGCCTTGCCACAACGCTGTGCAAACCATTCAGGAGTTCCTTGTTCAACATCACTCATATTTTCTCGCTTTCATCATTGCGTTTGCCATTTGATATGACAATCGAGCCACTTGAATTGAATCCATGTCAAGATTTGGATCACTCATCATTCCTTGCATAGCCTTAGCCGCAAAATAATCAAGTAATGTCATGCCTGTTTTATCTTCACCAAAAGCCTCAAGGCCTACTGGAAATGCTGGTATATCACTCATTTCAACTCCTTTTTCTTTGCATCTTTGGCGGCAATCATCTTGGTCTGCCATGCTTTGTTTCCATCAGTAGCCGCAAATGCCTCGATATAGATGTCTTTGAGTTGGTCAAGGCTTGTAGTGGCTTCAATAGCCGCAATGTAGTCAAGCATCCGTCCTTCATCAGGTGAGCCTTCATCGCTCTCGCCTTCAGGTAAGTCTTCACCCGCATAGATATACAAGCCCAAGCCATGAAGACTCAAAGCCTTTGTCATACAACGCATGATGGCTGTATTGACTGCAAATGCGTCTGGGTTAGGGATTGCTTTATTTCGATAGTCCATCACGGGAAGTTGGCAGGTCATTGGTTTACCAAACAATGTGACAGTAACGAACACCATCGCTGTGCCGTTGATGTCCATGAAACAAGTCTTATAACCATCTTGATCCTCAAACATCTCTACTTTGAATGTGGCTTCAGGATCAGCTTTTAAAGCCTCTGCCCAAGCCCATGCCCAGGATAGATATGTAAGACCATTTTTCTTTTCTGTGTGCTCGTTGACATTAGTCTTGAGCATTGCTAACACTTGTTCACTATTCATAATTAACTCCTGTTGTTACGTTGACTTTCTTTTAACTGCTGTTCACCTATCCAATGACTAAGCATAACCAAATCACTTTGTATTGCGCTTATGTCTTGGATGAACCCATCATACTTCTTGTTCAAGCACTTTTTATCTAGGGATTTCACCGATTGTTCTATCCGCATTAGTATGGTTGAGTAATCGTTCAAAAGTATCTCCAAATTGCAACTGAAACCATGCTGATAACAGTTATAAGACCAAATAAAACCCACACATCATTGATATGCGGTGCGCTGTAAAACGGCCCTTCAAACACGCCTTCATTGACGTATATCTTGGGATACGCCTCTTCAAGTGTGCGAGGGAAAAGCCGTGTAGTTCCCATCAATTCATCATCCATTTAGTATCTCCTCTGCTATTTGTTGTTGATCCTGTTGATTCAAGTATTTGAACGCTACGAAGTGGTTTTCTTGACAGCATCCAATCTTGTCATCTTGTGGCTGTAAGCAATAGCAACAATATGGCGTGTTGGCTTCTTGCTTATAGATTTCTTGCAGTTCTTCCTTAATTTTCATATTTATATCCTCTTTCCCTGATTAAATATGCGTGGTGGTCAGCATTGATTCTTCCGTCCAGAAAAGCCTCATCAGAATGGTTTTCACATATCTCAGCACAGGCTTCTCTTTCCTTTGCAACAGCATCACCCACCAACTTAACTACCCAAGGTGGCACTTGGCGATGTCCTGCTAGTTCTTGTATTTCTTGTTGTGTCATTGGTTTCCCCTTGCTCGGATTGCGTATGCGGCTTCACAGGCAAACTTGTGAAAGTCATAAGATGGGTCTGATTCAACAATCTTTGCACACGCCTCACGCTCTATATCAATGGCTTTGTTAACTAGAGATACCAAGTGCGGAGTTGAAATAGTCCAAGTTGTATAGCCAATGTCCTGCGATACTATTTCTTTTAGGCTTTTAACAATTTCATCTTGTGTCATTTGGCCTCCGAAAAATAAGGGGCAATCATTCCAACACCAAACATCATCAACCAAACCGACGGATCAAATGGAGGGTATCCAGATGCTGTTAGTCCTCCAATTAGGATACAAATAAGTCCAATTAAAAAACAAGTCATTTGGCCTCCAACACTTTGATGCGTTGCTCTAATTTGGCAACCAAGGCTTCTAGGTCTTTGATGCGATCTAACAGCATATCTTTATATGTGTAGTCGCTCTTTCTGTATGGGGCTGTGATTCCCACAACTGGTCTATCCATATTCACTCCTATCTGTTAAAAATATTAACGCTTCATCGCTCTCACAAATGCGGCATAACTAGCGGCTGTATCACCAAATGGCAACTTAGCCAACTCGACTGCCACCTCTTCTATCACATCGTTTCTCAGCAAGTTGTAGTCTGTGCTTTGAGGCAATGTGCG